ATTAGCGGCAGATACAATTCACTCTATCTCAATACTTTCAATTACAGGAAACACAGTAATTACAGTAGGAGGAGAATCAACTACATTAGTAGCAGGACAAAGTACATCTATTACCGCAACTGCATTAATTGACGACGTAATAGTTATTAATTCGGCAAGTGGAACATTCTTAGCAACTACTTTATCTTAAAAAACCAATGGGAGCAGGTAATTCATTTCCTTATAGTAAACAAGGAGTAAGTGGAACAAGACAAACAGCAAAAGTTTTAAACAAAATGTCTGTTTTGCCTATTCCTGACTTTATATCTACATGGAATACCGCAAACACTTCAACAGGGTCAAGCACAAGCACACAAGTAAAATTACCATTAATAAGCGGTGGAACATATAATTTTACAGTTAATTGGGGCGATGGTAGTTCAAATGTAATTACCGCTTGGAATCAAACACAAGTCACGCATACTTATTCAGCATCAGGAACATATACAATTACTATAAACGGCATTTGTAGAGGATGGACTTTTCTTGAAAATAATTCAGATTGTTTAAAAATAACAGAAATACTACAATGGGGATGCCTTAGCTTTTTACCAAATGCTAGTTCTTCATTTTTTAACTGCAATAATTTACAATTAGACAATGTTTCAGATTCTCTTATATTGTCAGGGGTAACTAATATGAGTTCGTTTTTTGCAATTTGCACATCAATTACATCAATTAATAACGCTAATATTTGGGACGTTTCAAATGTTACTAATATGAATGCTATGTTTTTAAACGCAACTTCTTTCAATCAAGATATAAGTAATTGGAATGTGTCTAATGTTACAAATATGAGTTTTATTTTTAGTAATGCAACCGCTTTTAACCAATACTTATCATATTGGCAAGTTTCAAATGTTACCAATATGTCGGGCATGTTTGATAACGCAGCCGTTTTCAATCAAGACATATCATCTTGGGACGTTTCAAATGTTACTAATATGAGTAGTATGTTCCAAAGTGCAACTTCTTTTAATCAAAACATAAATTCTTGGGATGTTTCAAACGTTACCAATATGAATAGTATGTTTGCAATTTCTTCATTTGACAAAGATATATCAAGTTGGGACGTATCAAGTGTTACTAATATGTCGGGTATGTTCCAAAGTGCAACTTCTTTTAATCAAGACATATCATCTTGGGACGTTTCAAATGTTACCAATATGTCGGGCATGTTTGATAACGCAAATGATTTTAATGGAATCATATCGAGTTGGAATGTATCTAAAGTCGCTAATTTTGTATCTTTTATGGCATCAGCAACACCAGCTACACTTTCAACTACCAATCTTAACGCAATTTATAATACTTGGAGTTTACTAACTTTTGTAAACTCAGGACTAAACATTTCTTTTGGAACTGCAAAATATGAATCAACTGGAGTAGCGGGTAGATTAATATTAACAAGCGCACCGAATAATTGGACTATAACCGATGGGGGATTAATTTAAAAAATAATGGCAAGAGTAGTAAATACATTATCAGGAAGTGGCGGTGGGACTACAATTACAGTAGTAGCCAATTATTCTGCTTTGCCAAGTCCTGCGTCTGCAACAGGACTATTTTATTGGGCAGAATCAAGTCAAGGAACAAGTTGGTTGCCAGGAAGTCTTGGCGGTACTTATTACAATAGCGGAATGTACTATTCAAACGGTGTTTCGTGGACTTTTATGAATGTGCCATATCAAGCAACTCAAGACGAAGTAAATACAGGGACAAATAATGACAAATTCGTCACGCCAAATACATTTACTAACGCTACTAAATGGGGTACAAAACAAGACACTTTAGTTTCCGCAACAAACATAAAGACTATAAACGGAAATAGCATTTTAGGAAGTGGCGATATAGTAATATCAGGCAGTGGAATTACAGCAGAAGAAGCAATAGGTTACGCATTAATTTTTGGATAAATAAATAAAATATGAAATCATTTATAACACCAAGTTACATTTTTACCCCAGGAGCTTCTGGAGTTGGAACTATCAATTTATCAAGTATTGAAAATTTTAATATTAAGAGATTAGTAGCCATTATCAATATTAATAGCAATATTATTATTTACAACGTGGCAAATCCGTCAGCAGGATTTACAACAGAAAGCAGTGGCGTAATCACTTTAGATTATAATACTTCCGCAATGTCGGGAACTGATTTGTTGCAGATAATCTACGATTATGAAGATGCAATGGATATAATAGATGGCGTGCATTTTCAAAGAATGAAATTGGCTTTAGGGGAAAATGGTGCTGATGAAGGAAATGTAAACCAAGATAATCCATTACCTGTTCAAGCTGTAGAAACTGATTTTTTACTGCACATGATCCAAAAACTTTTAAGTATCACTAAAAGTTTACAAATGTGCGATAGAGAAGGTAGGCAACGTGTAACACTAGATTCTATTTCATCAAATTTAACTCTTGCTGCAGTATCAACAATAAGCACTGTAACCACTGTAAACACAGTTTCAAACATAACTGCCATTGCAGGTATGAATAACGAAATGTATAAGAATCCCGCAAGACAAACATACGCACTAGGTATTCGTACAAACTTAACTTTTCAATAATTAAAAAATAAAAATTATGCCAGCATTAACTTCAAACACATTAATTAAACAAGTTGATTTACCAGTATGGGAACAACTTTCGTTTCTACCCGCAGTAACTTCTGCTATATCATCAAGTTGCTCGGCAGACAACGGTAACTTTATGCCTGAAGAACATGGGCGTTACGTGTATCTATTAATTTCTGCAACGTCATTTGTAAAATACGATACATGGACTGATATGTGTTTACCATTATCTGCGCCTCCATTAGCTCCTATAACTTTTTCTTCTATGAAATATAATGGTGCTTTAGGAATTGATGGAAACGTTATTGCAGCAACAGCAAACACGCTTACTATTCCATCAATTACAATGCAATCATTACTTGGTTATGATGTTGAAATTGTTTCAGGTACAGGAGCAGGACAACGCAGAACTATTACAGGAGTTGCAGAACCAGTTATTCACGATAGCGGAATTACTACAACTGCCTCTAACACAATAGGAGCAATAAGTATAACGGATACATTGAAAGCATTTTCTGGTAATCAATATGCTGGCTATACTTTGCGTATTGCAGCAAACGCAGGAGTTTCTCAAATTAGACGAATATTGTCTAATACTGCTACTCAACTAGTTTTGGGTGATTCAACTCAAATGAATGAAACGTGGAATAACCCTGCGGCATTTTCACCAGCAATTACAGCATCAGCAGGTACACAATCTTTTTATTCTATTGAATCGCAAGTTATAACACTTGATTCAAATTGGGATGTAACTCCTGATGCTACTTCTGTTTTTAGAGTTCAGTCAGGGTTGGTGATATTGGTTTCTAACAACACATCTGCGCCATTCTTCACGATGCAAGTATATGACCAAATTTCAGATACTTGGTACGTTATGCCATCAATGCAAAATATTTTTGCAGCAGCAGGAAATGATGTTAGTATTGAAAGAACTACCGAAAACTCATCTATTTGGGAAAGAGGTATTGCTTCTTCAGCAAGTACAGTCACTACGCTTGTAGATGCTTCACTAGGAGTTGATAGAGCAGCTTGGACTACAGATCAATGGAAAGATTATTGGGTTTATATTTATGCGGGTGTAGGTGCAGGACAAATTCGTAAGATTAACAGTAATACTACTAATACGCTAACTTGGACTAGTCACATAAGTCCACATCCAACTGCAACAAGCCGTTATTTTATAATTGGTTTTGATGCGGGAATTGCCACAGCAGGAGCATCTACAACAATCACAGATAGTACAAAATCTTGGGAGGTTAACAGATGGAGAAATTATGCTGTTAGAATTTTAGCAGGAACAGGAGCGGGACAGCTTAGACCTATTGCTTCTAATACAGCTACAGCATTAACCATTGTAGGAACTTGGGCAACTACTCCAGATAATACTTCTGTTTTTGCTATACAAGGCGACCCAAACAAATTATACATTCAATTAGGGGGTGTTAATGCTTTAGCAATACACAATATAGATTCGCAAGTACCTACTTTTGGAAGACAGCAAGACTTCGGTATTGCTAGAAATGCGGCTGCAACAGTTGAAGGACATAACCCTGTTGCTATTGCTTCTTTTGCAAATGCTACAAGTACAGCAACAGCTACCACAGCTCATCCGCATCAATTCAAAGTGGGGCAATTAGTAACTGTAAGAGGCGCAACAGATGCTAACTTTAATGTTACAAATGTGGCTATTGCAACAGTACCATCAGCAACTACTTTTACTTATGTAATGGCAGGAACTCCAGCATCAACTACAATTGTTTCTTCACAATCAACTACGGTGTTGGTAGATGCTACAAAGAACTGGACTGTCAATCAATGGCAAGGACAAACTGTTTATATGTACACAGGTGCGGTTACTGCTGCCAATGGTAGTACAGCCGGTCAAGCGTTTAGAATAGCAAGTAACACAGCTACTACTTTAACGCTTGTGGCAGTTGGTACTGCTCCGACAAACGGAGTAAGTAGATACGCTATATCAACTTCAACAGCTATTGGTGCTGCTGATTTTGGAGTAGCTACAGGAACGCAATCAACTACAACTTTACAAGACACAACTAAATCTTGGGCAAATAATATTTGGGCAGGAAAAAGGTTGAGAATATTAACTACGACAGGTTTTAGTGCAGAAGTGAATATTACTTCTAATACTGCCAATACACTTACTTTTCCAGCAATTACTGCACCAACTACATTAGTAACAGAATATGTAATTTTAGAGCAAGCACAAAAGAATCAAGGAACTAGTATGAACTGGGCATTTGGTACAAGTGATTTAGCCACAAGAGGAAGGTATATGTTTGTTGTTCGTGGCGGTGGTGCTATAGGATTTGACAGATTTGACTTAACTACTGATAGATGCAATCAAATGTTTACTTCGCCACTAACCGAAACATTGAGTACAGGAACAATGACTGCTTATGATGGAGCAGACAATATTTTTTACCATAAAGATGCCACACAAAGAGTAGCTTCGTTAAATGTGGTAACTGGAAGAGTAAATAGCGCTTCTATGATTCCTTATGCAGCACCAACAGCAGTTCTCGGTAATAGAATGGAAATATTTACAACTAAGGACGGCTTAAAATATATATGGTTAAATCGCGCTTCTTTTGCAGAATGTTTCCGTTGCTTAATTTTTTGGACTTCATAACTTAATACTATAAAAAAATGACAATTAAAGAGTTGATTAACCAGTGCGAAACAAGATTAAATTATCTTAAAAATTATCGAAAAACAAATATCGAATTAGGCAATACTGAATTGGTTAATACACTCGATATTGAGATTTTACAAACTCAAGAAACGCTTGAAACTTTAAAAACTATTTAAAATGAAAAAAATCTATCATCAATTTAGAAATGTAATGCACGTAGTGGGGTTTTTTACACTTGCTTACAAAGGGTTAGGGTTACTTGACTTGGACTTATGGACTTGGCAAAAAATAGTTTTAGGATTTGTACTAAGTGCTATTGGCAACGGATTAGGTCACGGTTACGAGGGAGTAAGATATATGCTTTTTGGTGACAAAGTAAGCAATTCAGACGGTAATTTGTCGTGGATTGGATTTACTGCTGGAGCATTTTTAGTAATGTTTATTCCAAACATAAATTTTATAAATACCTATTTATTCTATTTCTGTTTGAGTTTGTTTGTTTTGGATAATGTTTACGCTTTTAAAAATAAAAAATAATGGGTTGGTTGTTAGAAAATTGGGTTGCGCTTGTAAGTACTTTATCTATTCCAATAGCTTGGATATTTGGTGGAAAACAAGCTAAGAAAGTAGAATTGAAAAAAGGAGAAATTGAAGTACAAAAAGAGCAAATTGATTTAGCAAAAAATACTCGTGATTTTCTTTTATTAAAAGAAGCTGATTTTAAAACCGAAAGAGAAGAATATAGAAAAGAATTAGAAACTATTAAAAATGAAGCAAAGTCTGAAAGGCAGTATTATCGGGAAAAAGTAAACGGATTAAGAAACTCCATTGATAATCTTCAAAACAAGTTTGACCAAATTTCTGTAAATTATGCTTTAGAAGTAGAGAGGTCAGACTCTTGGATGAAAAAATATTTTGAAATTGAAAAAGAAAATCAACAACTAAAAGAGCAAATTTCAAAAGTTGAAAAAAGATGTAAAGATTTAGAAGTACATATTAAAAAATTAGAAAAAGAATTGATTGAATATAAAAACTTGAATAAATGAGAAAAATAGATTACATAGTTATTCACTGCACGGCTACTCAGCCAAACGCAACGAAACAATCAATATTAAATCATTGGAAAAATACGCTTAAATGGAAAACAGTAGGGTATCATAGATTAATAGATGCAAATGGTGTAATTCACGAATTAGAGAAATACGAAAACCCTACAAATGGAGTTAAAGGATTTAATTCTAATAGCATTCATTTTAGTTATATTGGTGGGATAGATGCTTTAGGAAAAGCAAAAGACACAAGAACTATCAAACAAAAAGAAAGTCTTGTACAGCTAATAAAACAAGCTAAACAACAATTTCCAAATGCTATTGTTCAAGGTCATAAAGATTTTAAAGGTGTTGTAAAAGCGTGTCCTTCATTTGATGCTAAATTTGAATATAAAAATTTATAAAATCCTTTCCCTTATTCATAAGGGAAACAAATGTTAAAAAATTTAAAACCAACACATTAAAGCACTTAAAAATGACAACAATAGATTTTAATATTATAAAGGGATTTTTTAGCAAGTATGGAAAAAATATTATTATCCTTATACTTGTGTTTTTTTTGTTTAAATCTTGTGATTGGAGTACTGAATTATCATTGGCGAATTCGTCATTAAAATCAGAAGTAAAAACATATATCTCAAATGCAAAACAATTAGTTGCTAAAAACAATTCACTTGAAGAAGCAAAAGTTAAATATCAAGATTCTATTTTGGGTTTAAAATCTAAACTTGAAGTTAGAAAAATTGAACTTGCTGAATTAAATAAAAAAGTGATTATTAAGGTTAATGAGGTTAAAACGCTAAAATCTCGTGAAATTGCCAAGTATTATGCCGATAGGTACAATATGCCAAAAGAAGTAAAATCAACTAATTTAGGAACCGCATTAACCGATACAGTAGCAAAA